CACCTTGCCGAGAGACGGTGGGGGTACGCAAGTCGAGTGTGTCCCCGAGTACATGCGCGAGCATGGTATAGATGCTCAAGCTGTGATCGTGTTTACAGATGGGTACATCTATGGCGGCTGGGGCCAGTGGGATGTGCCGGTACTCTGGACAGTGTTCAACAACAAGGGATGTAAACCAACCGTGGGCAAGGTATGCCACATCAATGCTTCAGGGAGATAGACATGAGTAGAAATAAATTACCACCAGTAATGGGCGAGTCTTTACGTTGTAATGATGAGGACGCCTACCAGTACGTGGCAACACGTACACCATTCAACGGCAGTATCTTCCGCGCTCAGTGGCGAAGTGATGATCACTCCTGCGACGAGCGGTATGTCGTGTCGGCGTGGAGTGTTAACACGTTTATCCCTATCCTAATATGGGAGGGACATAACGGTTACGGGTTGTGGTATGGGGTTGATGGGGAGAACGCATGGATATGTAATGCCCTCACCTCTGACTTAATGATGGAAGGAGAGACAATCTATCCGTTAGCACCGAAGGACATGCTTGTCATGGTGAACTATGGGATGGGTGGGGTAGCCGCAGCAATAGCGGGAACTGGTATTGAAGAAGGAGAAAAGAAATGAGCCTGTATGAACGTGGTAGTGTAATGACTAACAATAGACGAGTGGTCTCGGATCTTTTAGCCGAACGTCCTAACGATCTGTTTGACTTGGATTTGTACCTTGCGGCTTTAGCGCCTTTCAGACGGGTGGCTGGTGCTGCTATTGCTGAGTATATAGAGTTCCTGAAACAACTAGGTAAGACGTTCACAGGTTGTTCGTTCACAATCCCCGGTACATACGGAGATGGTAGTGAATGGGAAATTGAATCTTATGACGATATGGCGAATAGTCTATACGAGGCATATAGACTAGAGCAAGTTGGCATTTTACGTTCTAAGAGACTATTTTTGTATGTACCCACTAACAGGTATACGTCTGGGTGGGTGGGGCTATCGGATTTTCGGATGCACGACCCTGATGACTATGACCCTAAGATCGGCGTGTGGTCAGAACACATTAGTAATTACAATACTGCCAATAGCAGCCTGCAACATTCACTGAAGACTACCGCGACTGCCACCCGCGCGTTAAAACTAGCCAAAACGTATTTTAGAGAAGAAGCTATGTCGCTGGTAGCTTTAAACCGAGTACCAGATGCACGAATGGCTATTGACGATGATCGTGACGCTGTTGAAGAGTTAGTTCAGACCGCTAAAATGAAGTTTACAAGCCACGGCGCGTTTCCAGCAGCTATCGAATGGCTTGTAGATAGTGGGTACGAGTTTAATGACAAGGGGCTAGAAGACGAGATGCGAACGTACGTCACTGAACTGAAGTACAAAACTGAAGCCCTTCCCTCTCAGAAATACCCTAATCTTATCTATGTACGCGGGTATCTTAAGGATGGCGAACAAGTGTTTGATCAAGTGAGCCTAGATGCTAAATCTGGAAATTTTAAGGTAAATCAAACCCTTGGAACCTGTAAGGAAGAAGACCTCTCGGAGGACATCAAAAGAAAGTTGTCTATCTTGATGATGAGTGAGGATGATTCTTTTGTTGCGGGGGTTGGCTACAAATGCGATGGGGAAATTTACTATGTCTTTGAGTAATGTGGACATGGAAGGTTTCTACCGTGTAGGCGTTAACACGTCAGACGGTACTATATCTGTGGTATGTTATGGACTATGGTGCCTTGACAGTACCGATACCGGGGAGTACAGTGGGGTAGATTCTTTACCCGAGTGGGTGCAGGGGAGAATCGCTGTACTGATGACAGTAGACACTCACGAAGAAGTGGAGGGCATTGGGCGGCGAGTTGCCGAGAATGTGTTCCATGTAATCAAACCAATAGAAGGTCACAATGACAGATAAGCAAAAGAGAGAGGAGCGAGTGGCAGCGGCATTGGAACGTATTGCCACTACGCTTGAGGGTATCCTAGAACTTGCCGAGAGCGGCGTAGAGCTAGACGAGGAGCAACGTCAAAGAGACTCTTACGAGCGCAACAGATGAGTGACCAAGGAACTGGTATTAGAATGGGGGCTGACCAAAACCCCACGCAGGCGCAAGTCCATGCCCTGTTCGATTATTGTCCAGAACGTGGGATTCTCACAAACAGGTTTATACGTAGTAGGTTGTCTCGACTTGGGGATCAAGCAGGTTGGTTCACCAAAGCAGGGCGGCAAGTTACTGTAAACGGAAAAAGCTACGCGGCTAAGAAGATCATCTGGTTACATGTTACGGGGGAGTTTCCTACTGGCGGTTACATCGTCAACAAGAACGGTAACAACCAAGATGATCGGATAGCTAACTTAGAGTTCTTTGAGGGAAAGAATACAGTTATTCTTTTTGAGAACCCAGACCTACCTACCAAAGAAGAAGTCAAAGAGTACTTCAATTACCACCCTCGTTCTGGACGAATGACATACCGCATCACTTATGGCCCTACCCGTCTGGAAGGTCAGATCATAGGCCGACCTCATAACAAGTTTTACGTATGCGATATTGGTGCATACCGCTATCCCGTAGCACGTCTTACATGGCTAGGGCATAAAGGCGAGTGGGTACGTAATGAGAGTCGTATCCGAACCTACGTCGAAGAGGACGTGTTAGGTCATAAGAACGGTAACCAAAGAGATAACCGGATCGGGAATCTTGAACGTAGGGTGTTGTCAATCGTTGATGATGAGGAGCGACGACTAGCCCTGCTCAAGGTCAATCGCACTGAAATCGCTGGGATCAACTGGGACATAGGGAGGCAGAAGTTCATTGCCCGTATCGTGGTGGATGGTAGAAACATGTTAGTAGGTGGTTACCCTACAATAGCGACTGCTGAAGCAGCTAGAGTTAAGGCCATTAAAGAGATAGAGGAGTCAGACAAAATACTGGCGGGGATAACTGGAAGGTAAATCATGGAAATAGTAACCGTTTTATTCCTGTTGAGTGATGGGGTTTGGGTGGCTGTTCAAGAGTACGAGACCTTCCAAGAATGCGGTGAGGCCCTAGAGCATGTGATTGCAGGTTATGTTATCGACGGAGGAGCTTCGCTAGAGGGATTCTGTCAGGCGTTCGAGAAGACCACGAATATTGAAAGGGAAGAAGTCATATGATTACCCGAGCAGATGTTAGGGGTAGGTTAGGAACTTCGGTAAGAACATGGGGGTCTGATAAGTTAAATCTAACCCTTAGACTAAGGAGAGAATCGACCCTAGGTGAGTTAGATTTTAACGTACCTGATTGGAGGTTGTTGGGGGAACCCATACCCGATTCGGAGATACGTTGGGGGACTTACGAACCAGAACAGGTGGCAGACATTATAGCCCCTGATTACACATTGGAGGACTACTATTGGTTACGTGATGACTCCATACCTGAAGACTTTTCACGTGAAGTGAAGAGGGGCGCTGGGGGGCAGTGGGCTACGAGACCGAAGAAGAAGAAGGAGGAGAAGAAGGAGGAGAAGAAGGAGGAGAAGGAGGTAAGTAGCCCCTCTGCCCCTACCGGGATAGCAGCCTTAATCAACGGGAGAAAAGGATGACACCAGAAGTAAAAGTTAAACGGAAAGTTACGGCACAGCTTAAAGAGTTAGGGTGCTACTACTTCTTTCCAGCGACAGGAGGGTATGGCAAGTCAGGCGTACCGGACATTGTTGGGTGCTACAACGGTAGGTTTTTCGGTATCGAGTGCAAGGCAGGTAAGAACAAGCCAACAGCACTACAGGAAAAGAACCTTGCCGACATAGCCAAGGCGGTAGGTATCGCGTTAGTTGTGAACGAAGAGAACATGAATGACATTAACGAGTTACTAGGTGCCCCCGTAAAGAACCCCAACCAATTAGAATTAGACTTTGGAGTATAGATGACTGAAGAAGAGAGAAGTTACTACGACCATAACGATCTACCCCCTAAACCGTTATCAGTAGAGGTAAGTAGGGCAACCATCCTTGACACTGCCAAGCAGTATGTAACGCGGGACAGGCAGAACACGCACGGCAAACCAGAAGATAGCTTTGCTAGGATTGCCAATTACTGGAGTGTGTATCTTGAGGGAGATGTAACCTCAAAAGACGTTGCTATTATGATGACCCTGTTGAAGGTCGCTAGGCTAGATGAGAACCCAACCAACGCTGACAACTGGATAGACGCATGTGGGTATCTTGCGTGCGGCGGTGAAATAGTTAGAAGTGAGGTGCCTAGATGATTACAGAATATAAGCCAAAACATGAGGGGACAACTCATATTGGCCCCGAACGAGAAGAGTTTAGGGTAGGGGCTAGAGGG